GCGGACGTATCCAACCTTGTGCGTTTGTGGAGAATTGGGGTAGCTACACCCGATGAAGCTGCCATATTCTCTCCTTGTTAACTCTTTCTCCGACCGGTTGTTTCGAAGGTCGGTATGCCTGCACGAGCGGCTTCGGTTTTAAAGTCCTCTTGAGCTCCGGATATGAGCTGATCGGACCTCTCCTCAACATCGAGCAGATGGAAGTCGTATACTTCTTGGTCACAGAAGGTGAGGATGACATCGCCGATGACGTAGGTGCCGTCTTGACGTAGACCGCCCGCAATTACAAGTCGGTCTTTTATATCCTGACCAGCGAGGATTTCTTTCGCTTTTGGTTCCTTGACCAGGGCGTACCCCAACGTGTCCAGACGCACCATTTCGGAGTCGTCACCTTTCCACGTACCAGGGTTTGGCGCCCAGAAGAAGTGTTTACCTTTGAGAGAGACAGCCTGCACAGCCAGTTTTGGCTGACCTTGCTTTTTACGATAAGCTTCATACCGCGCTTTACGCGCCGCTTTTTCTTGCTCCGGGGTTAGTGCTGGTTTTTCTATAACTGCTGGTGTTGTAGACATAAATTATCTCCCCACGTTTGTGAGAGTCATACCGAGGGTACCGGTGTACATCTCTTTTTTGGCTTTGCGGTATTTGTCAGCGGTGATACCCAAACCCACTACCACATCGTTCGCTGTTTTGTCGCCTGCACGAAGAGTGGAGAGATCTTCGGGAGGAGTGTTCTCCTCTGCCGCAGGCTGACCAGGTTCCGAAATCGTTGTTGCTCTTGTCACCGCTTCAGAACGGATTTCGGAAACGTGACGACCGATAACCGCGTTATACGCCGTGTCCCAATAATCCGGATCAGCCTGTTGATCGGCAGGGAGGTTGTTCATTATAGCGAGGATTTCAGGGCGGTACTTTTGGAAGTACTCTTTACCGTTTGAGGAGAGTTGTTCTGCCATTCGGATGATGGTCTTCTGTGCAGAACTTGTAGAAGCTGCAAACTCTTCCTTTGACATCATCCCAGACTTTAAATCATTCAACACTCTGACAGGGTCGTTCCACACCTGTTCTTTGGTGAGAGTGGGAGAAGTTAGGTTTTGCCTAGTAACCGATTCGGTATTCGGAGTCCCACCTTCCTTAGCCTGGTTGATTCTTTTACGAGCCTCGGTCATCAGAGCATTTTCTCGATTTGCATAATACGCCGAGATAATCCTCGCGTGATCTTTTACATCTTTCCCCTCAAGCTGGGATTGAAGGTCTGCAGGAAATCCTCCCTCAGTTACCCTATCACCAGCGCCGAATACTGGACTTGCCATTTTCTACCTTCCTCTCTTTTTTATCCTCTTCCTCGAATTTCTCGAGTTCACGTTCGATTTCGTTTGGCATGTTTTCTAACGCTTTAAGTACCGACAACCTTCCTTGGTTAAACCGGAGGTCGTCCGTTGACGCCCCCACCCGAGCTAGCTCCCGTACGAGTTGCACCCGCAATCGCAGCAACTGACGAGGATAAATCCTGTAAATCGGACTGCTGAACAGCCGCTTCAGGTCCAGGCACTCCTGCACGGTTAGGCGCGGGAGGTCCGTCGTTAGTGCCCTTTCCAGCCAACACGTTTCGCAGATCGGGGACCAGTTTGGTTCTATCTGGGATGTCAAAAGCCGTGAGTAGTCTTGTGGCGAGATCTTTTGCTCCATCAAGCACTTCGAGCATAAGTTCTTGGACAGGTCCTTGAGCTTGAACCACTTGAGGCAGTAACTGCATAACTTGGCCGTAGTATCCAGCCATCGTATTACCCATGAGGAGGAGGGCGGTTCGTTGCGTTTCACGGTTGGCTCCTGCGTCGGAGCATCCGAGACCGAAGAAGGTGCCTTCGTACCCCTGAGGAGGTTGAAGCGAGAACGCAGCTTGGAGATCTGGCTCAGAACTTTGAGCTTGCCCTTCGTCTCCGAAGTCTCGATATCCTTCATAGATAGCACGGCCAATACGATGGAAAGGGAGACGAGCACGACGAAGTATATTATCCAAGCGATCATTACCTGCTGCCATGAGCGCCAAGGTACCTTGAGTATTATATACCCCACGTTTACCCATGCTACCACTAGCAAAACCTTGAGAAGGAGGGGGGTTGCCCACAAGCTTTTCAGCATCTTGATCAACATAACGTTCCTCTTCCATCATACTGTTGTAGTTAGCGGTACCCCGATCGATCTTAAGATCGTCCATATTATCGACTTCAAAAACCTTACCAGGGTACCATTCATCTTTGGGGTTACCTACGTCAGCAAAACGTTTCTTGATGAAAGTAGGTACGTTGCCGATTGTGGAGGCGTCCCGACGAGTATTATGAATTTGAGCTTTTTCTTCCTGAGAGTCTTCCAAGAGTTGAGGAATAGAGTCAGGATAAAACGAGTTGTTCTTAACAAAGAGCCTAAAATCAATAAACGCATCCTGATCCAACCCAATCGGGTGGTAGTAAGCCCTGATGATTGATTGATATGAATTCATCTGAGGGTTAAATACCACCACGATTGAATGCATTTGCCCGGGCGTTAGTTCGTACTCCAACCAGGCTTCGACGACTTGGTAAGGGCGCGTAACATCGGGGGAGAGGAAGATGCCGGAGAAGTTCGAGGATTTTTCTGCTGCCGAACCTTCGGAAGTTATCGCAGATCTTAAAACTCCTTGAACACCTTCCTCACTCCACTCCTTGGTATTCTTTTTAAACTCCACTTCCTCGCGTGTGAAACGGAGTTTGTGGAATTTGATGGTGCATTGTTTTAGGGTGCGTGCAGTGATGGGGTAAGGGAGAAAGTCACCGAACCCGATGGGGTGAAGCTCCATCTTTTTGAATGTCTTATTCTCCATCTTCCCAGGCTGGGTGGAAAAGAACTTCTGGCGTTCTACCCAAGAAGGTTTGAGGATACAGACACCGAGTTTCGAGACATCGTGGAGAGCTGCGTCAACCGGGTCGAATGCTTCGATCTCGTTATACCACTTGTAATCCATCCACTCGGACAGCTGATCCAACCACTCATGTTTGATCTTACTGCTGTACCACGTTGGTTTCCAGAATGGTTTAACCCCCCAGAGGAGTCCTTGGATGCGTGCATGCATGATGTCTACATGCATACGGATCAACCCAGGGACGAAGTTGGCGGCACCAACGAATGGCGTAGTGCGTGTCCCTTGTGTTTTCGGAATCCCTTGATAGTTGCTCTCCCACTGAGTCATCTTCTGTTCGATTTGGACCGAACGTGCTTCAATGGTTTTTGACAGCTTTTCATTCAGGAAGGCTGACAACTTCCCGTAAATGTTCGGCTGGGATTCCTTCGGGATTTGAAGTGGGACGAGGGTTCTAGGCATAACACCTCGAGCCCATCAGTGTGGATGGTGGTGGGTGTATGGTGAGGGTGGGTGGGTGGGTGGTGGCTAGAGTCCCGGTTGCGTTATGAGCCCAGACAGTTAAGGATTCCACAAAGTTAAGAAGAGTCGAGCGTCTGGGACCCAAGTTGTTTGCAACCGGGTAGAAGAAACAGAGCTTGGATTTATATACCCGACTCTTCTTAACTTCAGGGAGGCAAAAGTGCATATTAACTATTACTCCTTAGAATACCTAAAGAATCAAGGGTTAGCATAGTCTGAACACGTTGGAGTAAAAGTTGAACGTCAGTTATATCTGGCTCACGGGTAGACATAGCTGAGTTCCATTTAACAGAGGCACTCTTTTGGGTGATTATAACTACAAGCTCAGCTTGTTCAACTTCTTCAAGAGCGTCTATAAGGACTTCTGAAGGAGTGCGGAATTTCTCTTCACTCATACGTAGCCTCCATAGCTCTGAGTTGTAAAGGTTCTTGATTCCCGAGGAATATGTACTTCCTCCATCTCAGTCTGCAGCGACTCAATCTCGTCCGCAGAAAGAGGAGCTCTCAAGTGTTTTACTGCGGACGCGGTTGCGTCCAACCGATCGATGAGATCTCCGTGAGGGAAATCCTCTAACTGCCGTTTAAACTCAAACTCACCTTTACGAACGTAAAAACTCACCCTTACGAACGTAAAACCGCCCTTGTTCGTAGGTTTGGCCGAGGAAGGCACGCACTCTTTCTTCTTTATTTTGGGTACCGGGGTTGAACCCTTCAATTTGGAAGTTCCGGTGTTTCTTGTTACATTTAGGGCAGGAACCGTTGAGGCTCTGCAACTGTCTCTTCATCGAGACCAGATTCTCAACTTCCTTCT